GGATGTGCCAAAAAATCCAGATAGGCCGCTCGCAGGCACAGTGATGCCATTTGGCCCAGATCTGACGCGAAAACTGTATAAGCCAGTACCGGCGTTGCCAGTAATAGCTGTTGGTATCGTTACGCGCCTGCCTGTCGCAAACCTTAAAGCGCCCATCTGTTACTCGCTCTCAAATTTTGAACAGTTTAGCGCACAACGGGTAAATAAAAAAGCCGCTATAAAGGCGGCTTCTTTGGCTTCTGCTTGCTGTTGGAATCTTCGCCGTCTTCTGGTGGAACGTAATCATCAGGAGCATAAGCTACATCTAACACCTGATAACCTTTCTTATTCCACTCGCGCTTTTCTTCAAAGCCAACCGGCATCGGTAAATAAACTGGCTTCATATCAACCTCAGAAAGAAAGCGGGGCGAACCCCGCTAGATATTAGGCTTTCGCTTCGTCGCCGATAGTGACAACACCAGCGGTCATCTTGATGTCAGTAGCCACTTTGTCCCAGTTTGAACCGGTGCCAAGCTCTGCATCTGTTGGTGATTTGCCGCCGTTTGTTTCGTCCCAAGTGTAACCCTTCAAACCTAAGCCGAAGGTGTAATCGACTTGCATCGTGGTTTCAATGCGGTCTTTACCGTTGTTGGTTTGGATGTTGCTGATGACATCGCCAGCGTCGTGAACGATAGCTGCAGAGTCAACCAGTGACAGCGCATAAACCTTGTTTGGCGTGCCAGCAACACGTAAAGCTGGCGCGTCAGTGACAATCATTGCCTTGCCTAAAATATCCACGATGCGGACGTTTTGAGCCTGGAACAATTGCGGCGTATTGGTCAGGTTGTCGCCAATCAGCTTGTGATATACAGCGCCAGTAATTACGGTTGCCACTAAGTCGCCTGAGCGGTCGCCGAACTTCGCGTGAGCGCCGTTTAAGCTGGTGTAGTTAATGCCTGCAGTTGCAGAAACGTCGTTTGTCGCTGTTGCTTGTGCTGCGATGGCTGCACGCAAACCTAAGATTGCAGAGTTGAGCTGGTCAGACAGCAACGCTTCAGCGAAGTTGCGGCTTGCCACCTCAATACCTTCTGATGTTGGCTTTTGCAACCAAGTCAGTTGTGACGGCTCAAAACGGATTGGACCAAAGCCACCAGCAACTTTTACAGTGCTGCGCTTCAGTTGAGTCAGGTCAGTTACTGATGGAGTGCCGTTTGCTGCATAACGGTCAACGCGGCGTTGAGCTGTGTGGATTGCTGCAAAGAAAGACTCTTGCAGGAAATCGCCGTCAAAGCCGGTAGTTGTTAAGCGGATCGCACCGTTAGAAGCTGCGTTGAACTTTTGAATCATCTGGCCAAGCGTCTCGATAGTTGCCGGCATGATGTATTCGTTAAAAACCTGCATTTGTGATAATGCCATGATGTCTTACCTCATTCTGGTAGTTTATATTTTGCCTTAATGGCTTGCCGGCGCTCATCTCGTGAGCCACCAAATTTGCCAGCCGCGAATGAGGCACTGCCACTTTGCGAGCCGTTAGCGTTGCCACCACCAAAGGTTACAACGCCTGATTTTAACAGCGGCGCATAACTTGGATCATTACCAAGCTCTGCTTTCAATCCCGCCAAATCTAAAGATGAGGCACTGCCGTCATCGTTTAAAACTGTTACTTTTCCGGTTTCTGCATCAACGTCAATACGAGATGCAACCAACCGCTGGAATGCTTTACTGCCGGTTTCTGTGGCTAACTCTGCAGCCAGCGCTGCAACGATGTTTGACCGCTTCTCAGTCTTAATCGTGCCAACCAGTTTATTTAAACGCTCTTCATACTGCCGCTGCGTTTCACCAATGCGGCGCTCAGCGTCAGCGATAATCTCATCGACCTTGCCTTCTGACTTCAGCTTTTCAAGCGCCTTGCGCTCAGCTTCAGCCGTTAATTCAGATTGGCGCTTTTCGTACTCACTGAGCTTGCCGGTTGTTTCTTTAAACTTGCCGTCTAGGTCATTCAGCGAGCTTTTTAACTTCTGCGCCTTCAGCTCACCAACAGGCACATATGCGCCTTCATGCTCTGTGTAATCAGCCTTTACCACATCAGGCAAAGACTCGTAAATTTCTTTTGCTAAAGCCATTGGGTACAACCCTCAGTTAGTTATCATTCAAGCACAGGCACCGCCTGCGCTTTTGTAGTTTAAACGGTTACGTGTTACTAATCAAATCTCCGCCATCAGAGCGGGTTAACAAGTCTTCAGCGCTGCTAACTGTCCAACCGCCTTGAGCCAGAATCTTAATGGCTTCCTCGCGGTCAATGGTGCCTTGCATTTGAGCGGCCAACACTTGCTGAACTTCCTGCGGCGTCAGCTTGGTTGCGCTGAAGTCTTTAGTAAGTGCGATCACAACTTGCTCGTTTTGCTCAACTGCATCTTGCGACCACAGTCCTTCAAACATACCGCAATACAGAATCGCCCGCTCGAACGCCTCTTCTACGCAATTCGCCAGGGCAATAAGCCGGCTTGTTTGCTCTGCAGAATCAATGTTAGCCTCTGTTGCTGTCTTGTCCGCAGATGCCTTGGTAGGAAATGAACCGCCAAGCGCACGAATCTTTGCTTCGTTGTCTTTGAAATATCGCTCATACCCTTCCAAGCTGATATTGGCAGCAAGGATTTCGCCGCGAGACTCTGCAGCAAATACGTTAACTGCGCCGGCGCCAGTGGCCACATAGTCGCGCCCGTTCACTGCTTTAAACTGACCCCAAGCATTCTCGTCAATGCCGTAAAAGTTAGTCGTAGGCGGTAGCATCCGCATAGCTTCTTTGTACTCTGCGCTGACCTGATACCGGTTTAATGACAGGTCGCAGATTGGCGCAAGATAACCAAGCTCTACCGGCATTGAGCCAGATTGGAATGGCTCATCTGATAGTATTTGCACTGGCAACCACTTAAGCGGCTGGTTTTTTACTGTGACATAAGAGCGCTCGCCAATTGCCATGCCGCCTTCACTTTTGACAATCTTCTGCTGGTAATAATTGCCTTCTTCATCGAGCGCGAGAATTAGGTAAGACTCAATCTTGTTGCTCAGCATCTTGTATGGATCAAACTTCAATCCAATCTCGAGCAGCATGATATAAGACAGCTGCATCTTGCCGTTGATGCGCTCAAAATGCCAATAGATAACGTTTTCACGTGGGTATTGTTTGATGGTTGCTCGCGGGCTTAGCTGTGCAGCATCCGCCATAGACAACTCAGTTAATGGTAGGTCAGACAATCCGCGATAATCAGAGACTAAAACGTGCCATTTGACAGCTAAGGCGTTAGCGATTGATTCAGACATTGAAGAGCGCAAAGATAAGCCGTCACCGTCTGCGTCTTCTTCCAAATACGATAACCGGTCAGGCAGCTCAACATCAGCGGCGTTTGGATTGAGCTTGCCAACTAATGACTTGAGCGTCTGCCCTGGGATTTCGTCAAACTCTGCGCCGTCAATATACTGACTGTATCGAATCTTCGCTTGCTGGCTTGAGCTGTCCAATGATGACGGGTGAGGCAGTAACTTTTCGCGCTCAGCTTTTACAAATGGCGAACCTTTGATGCAGACTCGAATCTTCCGGATTTCATTTTCCATCAGCGCTGCTTCAGGGTGCTTTGTAATATTTTCCAGCATGGCTCAGCCTCAATTCGTTTTGTCAAGTATAGCTTGGTTATGCGTAACCAATCAACCGCCATCAAGTGCCATTAGCTCTGCAACGGTTAGTGGCCTGCCAGACAAGTCGTTAAATTGCGTAATTGAAACTTTTCCAGACATGAATAGCTCGGCGCGTTTCTTCCCCAGCGCCGATTGAATAAACCAAGTGGGCTGCTTTTCTAGCCAGCTATCGTATGGCGTGTATGGCACCTGACCAGCTTTGAACGCATTGGAGTCTTTGCGCCCTTTGTAGACTGGCTTTGTTGGCGTCGATGGTGTCGCGATACCTTCCGCCCTTTCTTCTGCTCGCGCGTCTCGGCGCTGGTCTAGTGTTTCCTTTTTGGCGTTGTATGCTTTTTCAGCCCCTCGTCCCTCTTTACCGCCAACCGCTGCTCTTGTTTCGACGTCCTGCATGGCTATATCTGGGAGCCACTGGCTGCGGCAACCATAATGCGCTGGAAGCGATGGGCGCTTTGGGTCTGATATTTTCCAGCGCTTGCCGTCTCTGCCGGCGCAAAGGGTGGTGGTTCTATTGTCGAGGGTCGCAAGATAAATAACCTCATCAACATCATTGTCGATAAACATCGCTTCACGAGCATTCACCGCATAATGCTGAACCCCAGTTCTAGCCAAAGCCTCAGCTTCATTCTGTAACATGCCATCAGTCGCGATACGCATTTGCTGAGCCATCTGGTTGACTGTCAGCCCTTGTGAATATCCAGCCTTCACGATTGAATCATAAACATCAGCGTGCCGCGCGTTGTAGGCTTTGACGAATTCAGCCCACGTTCCGGCATCGACCTTTTGACCTTGCGTCAGGCTAAGTAGTGATTTGTTGATATAGCTAACAATCTTCTCGTCAGCAGGCGTCGATAACTTCACCGACGCAGCCGAGCCAACTAAACCGGCATAATATCCGGCGTCATAAATGGCTAAATCTTCCATTTCTTTGGTGACTTCAGCCCATCCAGCCGAATCAATCTCAGTAACAGCTTTGCGGATCTGCGCAGTGACTTGGTTTAGCTTTGTAATGCTGGTGATGTTTTCCGCATCCAACAAAATAAGACGCGCTGCACGATATGCCTCGTCAAGTGTCGGAAATATTTTTGACTTGAGCAGGCCGGCGGCTAGTCTACCCAGATAAACGGTTCTGCGCTCGGTGTCGTTTATGATGTTATTCATCTATCGCATCCAATAAAGCTCTTGCTAGTAATCTTATGAGCATATCACAATCTCCTTCATACGGCTGACCATTAGCCAGCATCCGAATCTGAGTGAAGCAGATGATATGCGCCTCTTCTGGCTCAATGTCGTTTGGCAGATAAACAACCAAGTGCGGTTGATGGTCTGATAGGTTATCTGCCAAATTTAATCCCCGTTGCAAGTGGAGCCTTAACACTAAACCGACGATTGATGAAGTAACCAGCCGAATCAACCCAGTCATCGACAGCAGGGTGCTCGTTAAACTTCTCAGGCTCGCCTTTGTCGGTGTAGCCTTGAACCTCTAATGCGTTTGTCAGCTCAGGGCACTTGTTCGTATTTATTTTAATCTTGTCATGAGCAAACAGCGCATTGAATGAGTTGATCCGGTCTCTGACTAATGGATTCATTGCCGGCGCGTCCACTGCATATCCGGCGTTTTTAATCAGCTCAATGTCAGACGCTGCGGCATTGGTTCTATTCGCGCCCCCAGAAGCATCAGGGAATATTGTTAGCTTATGGTCTTTGTATCTGGTCAGGTTGTTTATAAAGTCCTGCGTATCGTGGCTAACGAACTCATCTACGGCAATCGGTATATTTGAATCGATAACCCACACAGTCGCACAACATCCGCCGATGTTGAAGTCGATAGAAACACAGAGCCTTTCACCTGGTTGAATCCTGCGTTCAGTGTGATGGCGTTCACGACTAAAGAAGTGGTAAACCTTCTTGTCGTTTAGGCTGACGAATTCGCCGTTAATGTAAAGGTCTGCCAAGATTGGATCGTAGTTTGCGCGTATCTGCTCAACGTACCCGGGCGGCAGGTATGGATTACTTGTTGTTGGCGCTTTGATTAATTCGTACCCGGGCTGCTTCTTCTTAACCCACTTATCATACACAAAGCCGTTAATGCCTTGGTCCGGTGTTGTTACCACCGCAACTGTGTTTGCCCGGGCGCGCTTTTGCCGAACACGCTCAGATATCTTCCGCCACACCAATTCGGCTTGGTCTTTTTTAAGCGTGTCAATTTCATCGACGATCGCATCTGAGATTTCAAAAGAAACAATTCGGCCCGGGTTGTCGTAGCTTCTGAAAATGATAAACCCATACCCGGGCACATCGATTCTGTATTCCGATTTGTTGATTGAGTATTCAGCACCTACCATCTGCAAATCTTCTTCAACACCTGGCATTGCTCGAAGCCGTAACAGGTCGTAAGTTGGAAGGAATATTCCGACATTGCACCCCGGGTCAGACAGTAGAAGTGCAACAGCTCGCATGGTGCCAGCTCTCGTTTTTCCTGAACCCAACCCACCAACGATACCCGGGTGCGGTTGAGTGCTTGAAACGAAATCAAGCTGAGGCTGCGTCAGTGCAATATCAATCTGCATCTGGTGCAGTTGCTTTCACGAAGTTGATAACGAATGGTTTGGCTGCTGGTTGCTCTTTCTTCTCGCGGTCAAAGCCTAGCAGCTTAGCCTTTCCCATTGTCGCAGCAACAGCGGCGCTTGTTTGTGGTGTAGGTGCGGATAGTGCAACTGCCCGGGCTTCTTCAAGCTCATCTAAAATGTTTTTAAGGGTGATCCCGTGGTTGGCTTTCAGTGCTTCGCGGATTTCTTCTACCCTTAGCGAAACATTAGTTTCTGAAAGCAGCTTAGATGCATTGACAGCAACAGATTCTTGCTTGGCTGATGAATTATACGCCCTGCGATACGCTTCGCTTGCGTTGCCTAGCTCTACGTATAATTGACAGAATTTTTCCTGTTTAGGGTTTAACATCGGCACAGCCTCTAGGTTAACGAGGCACTGCCTCATTGGTTAGAGTCTAGCAAAAAAAAGCCACTCGTTAAAGTGGCTCTGAACAACAGCGGGGGAACGTTCTAAATTGATATACACAGCGTACAAGTGCAGAGGCTGTGTACGTAATGCAATTGCGATAATTCTAGCACAACACCTTCAAAAGCCGATAACTCTTTTTGCTAAACATCTCGCCTTTGACGTTAAACGCGCCAAAGCCATAGCTGATAGCCTCAAATACTTCGCCGGTCTTTTTGAGCTTGATTAGGATTCGTGTTGACATTTTTCTGCGTCCCATTTGGCCTGAGTGCGCAACTCGTCCGCATAATCGCGCAATCTGGAAAATTTATCAAATCTTAGAGTGCACACTAGACCTTCAACCATAATTTGAGCATGCTGAGTGTTTGCTCGTCTTATCACGATTTTATTGATGCTTTTCACGCCGCCACCTCCTGAACATGCCGATAGTTCCAATGCTTATCCACATCAAGCAGGCGCAGTAAATCCCGCTCCATTTCTTCCTCTGTGCCGTATGGCACCGGTATCGCAGCCCAGCCAGCATTTACAACAGTCATCACTGCTTTGCATTCATCGATGATTCGCTGATGCTCTGCGCGCAGATATTCGCTTAACTGGTCGTGCCGGTATGCCGCCTTGAGCTTTAGCGGCTGCATGACTAATTTCTGCTTGCCGTTTGATTCCAAGCAGTAAACCGCCAGCACTACAAACCAGTCAAACGCAGTGCGGTTAAGGGCTTCAGCGACTGCAGGCCCAATTTGTACCGGTTTGCCTGTTTTTTGTTTGACCAAATCAACCAGCTTGTCGGCAAATGTCATAACCAATGCCAAATCACGCACGGCAAGTTTTGACTGAGTGATAAGGCGTTTGATTTTACAGTGCGGTTTGCGCTTACTCATTATAAGTACCTCGCTCTTAATGCGTTAGCCACCCGACTATCTTCTTGCATAAAAGACAACCTAACGGACAGCTCATGTTTTCGTTTTTTCCACTGTCGGTGAGCATCTAAAGCGTCCTCAAAATACCCTAAATGCTCTAGCTTCTTTGTAAATGGATTTTGGCATCTGGCCCTGAATCTTCCTGTCTTTTTGCAAATATCTACACCTATCGGGAATTCACCTCTTGATGAAAGATTTTCATTAATAAACGTGTTTGTAAGTGCGTCAACAAAAGCGCAATTTTCTGGCGAGTACAGCTTTCCGTCTCCGAGAATATCCTTGTCAAGCTCCTTGCCTGCCCAGTCTTGATTTTTCATCCAGTCTTTAAAATTGCTAAATTTTATCCACTCATCACACACAACACAGCCAACATATGTTGGTCTTTTAAGTTGGTAAACCGCTGAATAGCACCTTGTTATCATGCGCTCCCATTTACTAAAAAATACACACGCAACTTGCTTGCCATTAATGACGGGCTTTACAGTGTACCCAGCATCATTAATTCCAACACCTTGTATTAGTTTAATAGCCATAAAAACCACCAAAAAAAATAAACCCCGCATCAGTTAGGACGGCCAGCTAGTTGGCACCTGATGCAGGGTTATAATCGTCTAGCCTGTCTTCGGCTTTTGGCCTGCAATCAACTCACGTCCTACGGCTTGTTGATATTTACATTATACACCAACATTAATCGCCGGCAACTACTTGTATGCCACTCCTGCTTTGTCTAGCTCATTGATAACCATGTGCAGCTCAACATAAGTCAAAGTAGACCCGTCGCTGTATTCGTCAATGATTGATGGTGGCAACTCAACAACCAGCGCTTGGCGGGATGCTTGCCATGATTTAAACCACTCTCGAGTCATTGAACTGACGTATTCACCCTCTCGCTTCATTGCGTCTCCGCATCGAGACTTTACCCACTCTTCAAACTCAGCCCGCATTTGTTCGCTCATTTACGCTTCCCCACGTTAAACACTGCCTCTGGATTAATAATCATCACAACCTCTCCTTTTTTCTCTGTATTTGTCATATTCAGCTTGCGGACTAAGCCCGCCAAAAAACTCTGCGTGGCGCTTTCTGTCGGCTTCCCATTGCTCAGCGTCGTAAACCGGACCAAGTTGATAATGCACTACCCACGGATTAACTCCTGCCGCATTCGCGATATCGACTCGGTTAGTGTGGCCGGCTTCGATAGCGGCTTGGATAGCGATAGCGGTTGTTGTGCGCTTCATTTCACCCCCAACATTTGCCGCGCTTTGTTCGTAATCACATCAGCACAAATCAACCTAACCATGTGCCGCAACTCCTGGTCATTTGAATCAACGACCATTTGAAAAAACTGGTCAGCTTGTTCTTGTGTGACAAATGACAGGCAGATGCCAAACTCATAACCAGTCACCACAACAGCCTCCCGAGCTGCATCAAGTGCGGCGTCGTGTTTGGCTGCAGTGTCTGCTGCGTGGTCGTGTAGGTTATAGTCCATCGCGCACCTCCAAAGACTCTGCCAAATACTTGGCATCACGCAGCACCTCGTAAGGTATGCGCTCAAATGGTGATGGGTGATTATCGTAATTGTCGTGAATATGGTTGTAATCACTGCCAACAATCTTTGTCGTTACTCGCTGCTGCCAATCGTACTTGATTTCAGTTGGCTGCGTAATTCTGATGCTGTCGTGCGTGCATCCGCCGTTAAACGGCAAATTTTGCAGCGCGTCATTATCATCAAACTTTGGATGACTTGACTGCACGTAGGCGTAAACGTTCCACATCCACTTGCTGCCGTCATGCCAAGCTTTAGCGCTTACAGAGTGCGTTAACTCACGCACAAAAAAGAACTCGCAAGATGGGTTTGGTTTTTCGTTAAATTTCATTTCACTGTACCCTTCTTGTGCTGCGCATAACGACATTTAGCCGCATCAACACCGGCCACTAAACACGCCAGCCATAACCAGCGATACGTTTTATCTTTACCCCAAACTGCGTAACGTGTTGCCATATTAATAATCCTCGCTCAGTGAGTTATATTCGTCTTGTTCATCGCTTTCGTAATCGCTGTCAGGCGTCAGCATGTCGTAAAGATTAACCGCGTTGATGCCGGTTAACTTGGTCACCTTATGACCATCGCTAAACAGCTCAATTACCGGCCTGTCGTTTGGCTCGCTATAACCCCACGCATTAAAGCCGAAAATGCCCTTGCTGGTTTCCAGCTCATACGTGCCGTCGTTGTCTTTTCTTAATTTCATATCCACTCTCCGCTGTTTAAGTAAATCAAGAATACCAGCTGGGTTAAATAATGCAAACTGGTCCGATGAGTTATTAATGACACCATTAAAAGGTGACATGAAACGTGACATGCTCTGGATGCCGCGTCGTTATTGACTTCCGCCACCCATGTACACCATTGTCACTGATATATAAACATTTATAATTAATAGGTAATATAGGAATAGTGCGTATAACGCGATCTGCTATATGGAAACCAGTGTCTTTTTAGTCATTGGTGACATAGAGCCGCTTTCTCATTACATATCAATAAGTTAAGCCATGTCACCATACAAAAATAAGACGTGTCACGTAGAAAGGTGACATGAAAAACCCGCCGAAGCGGGTAGTGGTTAAAACTTAGCTGGTGGCAGCAACAACTGCCTGCCGTCAGATGTTCGCCTGCATAAGTTGCCGTTCAGCTTGCGGATAATCAGTCCTGCGTTTGTTGCATCTCCCTTGGTTGGGCGTTCATATCCACACTCATTCAGCACAGCTGTAGCCGTTTTCCAGTCGCTCCACCTGTCTTTACTTGCAGACCAATCAAACCTGCTGGTTATGGCTTCCTCAATTGGGTCTATGGCTGTGAACTCTTCATTGTGGCTATTCAGCTGAGTCATTTCTTCAGGCGTCAAATAGAAACCTTCACCGCTCAACCACTCTTGATACACCTGCGCCCAAACCTGCTGCATGTCAATATCGTGTGAGTGATTCAGCTTAGCTACTTCAATAGTCCAATAGCGCCTGTTGCCAGTTGGGTCGTGCAAGAACTCTTTCGGGTTCACTGAACCAAAAAACACCGTGCGCCTAGCGTATTGACTTTCTTTTCTCGCATAGGCCCTCCTCAGCACGTCCTTGTCATTAGTCAGAAACGCTTTCAGAGCGGCTATGTCAGCCTTTCTAAATGTACTGTCTAACTCACCAAGCTCGACAAGCCAAAAGCTAACAGCCTGCTTTACGCTGTCTCTATCGTCTGGTTTTAGTATTACGCCGTCTTTGATTAAGTTCTTGTCTTCAGGCACTAGCGACTTAAACCACTTAGTTTTACCAACGTACTGATCGCCCTGAAACACAAGGACACCTGAGGCGCTAACACCTTTCGGACTGAACGCTCCTGCAATGGCTGAAATCATCCATCGAACAATGAGGGTATCTTTAAGCGCAACAGCCTTGGCGTTGTCAGAGTCCTTTATGGTAACTGTATCGAGCAGATTGCTCAGATGGTCTTGACCATCCCAAGGCTTTGAAGTAACCCACTGTGCGACAGGGTTGTACTGGTTCTGGTCTGCAATGTAAGTGACGAATCCTGGCAGCTTCGCTGTCGGCATACGAAACAGGCTGCACTCAGATTCTAGCCAAGCCAGTGATGCGTTACCCTCGTTGTCTAAGCTGAATGACTGACCAGGAATAATTACTTCCTCTTCCTTACTTATAACGTTGTATCGGATGTTAACGCCAAGTCTGCGGCAAATCTCCTGCAGGTTTGCGATATGCGCAACAGGTATGCCCTTTTCAGTGCAAAACGGCAATGGTGAATCAGGATCAGCGTCATAAAAGACAGCTGGTTGTTGCGGCTCTGTCTTGGCTTGCGTCTGCTCAGTTGGCTTTACTTTCGCCGGCGCCTTCAGCTGAATACCTAGCTGTTCAGCTGCCTTTCTGAATGCCATCTTATAATCGCCGTTGCATTCATAATAAGCAAACAGGTCATAACTGCTAACAGGCTTGCCAGATGATTCGCTGCAAAGCGGGTCTGATGCGTGGTGGATCCAACAGTGTTGCGAGTCCAGCACATGAACACCAGCCAGCCCAGTACCAGAGTGCGGCGACAAGTAACGCTTGCCGCGCTTGCTGTACCCGTACCGCTCAAGCGTGCTGAATAAGTCATTACGTGCGTTGAACTCCCCCTGTACGTCTGGCAGGTCGCCTTGGTGCGATTTAGCCGCCGGCGCTGCTGGCTTGTGAATCTCCTTGACAGACCAAGGGCAAACGCCTTGCAGTTGAGGCTTGAAAGCATCCCAAGCAGACCAGATTGCAAGCAACCAATCAGGAGGGCATGGCCATTCATCAAGCGACTTCGGCGGCTTCACACTCCACTCATATGGTTTCAGTGTTTCAGGGTGAACAGATGGAGGGATAACGTCTTGCTTCTGCGAACCATCACAAGCGGCACGCAGCTCGACTATTGTGTAATGCTTCTTCTGGTCTTCTTTGCGCGGCCAGTTAACTTTGCAGTATGGCAGGTGCATGTCATCAGGCACGCGAAACATGACACGAGTGCCGCGCCCTTTGATAGTCGGATAGTCCTTGAGCGCATCAGATGGAATGCCGAACTCTTCAAGGATAAGCGACCACCCTTCAGCGTCGTCTATGTCAAGCGAGCACATGCGAGAAGGCCCAAGAGCAGCGCCCATGTTCCAATCTTTGTGCAGCTCCCAATAAGCGAAAGCCTGGGCAGGCTCAGTTAACGTCTTGTTGCCCCAGTCTTCGTATGTTGGAAACTTGCGCAGCGGCTCGATTGGAACTAGGTGCCAGTTGTAACGCTCAGCGTAAATTTTTGCGTATTGAGATGCGGTTAACTTACTCATCAAACAGCCCTCCTTGCCAGCTGCCATCATCCGTTTGCATAAACTCGTGAATTTGGTAGCCGGTTGGAATTTCAGAATGCTTGATGAAAAGCTTGCCGCCGTGCCGCTTGGTCTTTACAACCTTGCCGCACTTGCTGCACTGAACGCAGTAATGCGCTGTCCCGTTTTGAAATGTTCGTCTTGCGTAGCGTAGAAAATCAACATGATCGCAATCATTCTGATTCATTGGTTCACCTCGTAAAGTGCGGGATTCGCAAACCCCTGATTGTTACCGCCAAGCTAGCGGGGAAGTAAGTCTATAGCCTCTTGCACTGAACGCGCAATACCTGCAATGCCGTTTGCTGCTCTGACCTGCTCAATGAAATTAATCTGCTCCTTTGTTGGCCGGCCTTTTTCTGTTTTAACCTCAACAGCTAAAAACTGACCGGTTGGTTTGTATATCCCTACTATGTCAGCACTGCCGACGCACAGGCCGAACGTCATCAGGTGCGCATTAGATAGCGTTACAACGCGAGCATCCTTGTGTATCACCTGCCCAACGTATGCTCCTGCCGTTTCATTGCGCCAACAAATGCAGTTGTTGGCAGATAGTGCCACCATGATTAGTCGCATTAGTTTGGTTTCTTGGTTCATTTCGTCAACTCCATCTGGATGCGCCGCGCTTCGTTAAAGTCGGCAGGCGTTGGCTTTCTATTTTCCCTAGCGGCCGCAGTGATCGCCGCCCACTGGCTCGCCTTACCCATCCCACGACGCATACCAAGCGCAACTAGGTCGCGCAATGTACGCGCACTGCCTTGCTCTTTGCGTTGCTGCTTTCTAACCAATGACAGGTCTATTTTTTCCAACTCGCCATCAGATTCGGTTATCTTGCGGATTTTCTTTTCGATGACCGCGCCGCAATATGGGCACTTGTCAGGCCCAGGCAAGAACACCGCATAACATGAACCGCACTGCTGCACATTAACGTCTGGATCTTCATCTTTCTTTTTGCGCTTTCCTTTCACATGACCAAGCAGCGACCAATCACGCGACTGGCAAGGAAGGCCATGCTTTAAGATGCAGCCGGCGTGGTCAAGTATCACTGCAGGCTCGGGCTTTCTACGCAGCGCACGGAACACCATCTGAAGGTAACGCGCTTCCGATTGAGTTGGGCGCAACAGAATGCAGCACTCCAGCGTTACATCACGACCAACCTGTGCAGACAGGTCAAAACCTTCGATGACCAGCTCGCAGTTGACCAGAACAAGCACTCGGCGATCAGCTAAATCCTCGCAGATTGTTTTCAGCTCTTGCTCAGTTGTGCTTGCGTCAACATGCGCAGCCGGAATGCCAGCACTTTTAAATGCCTCTGCTGTATGCTTGCTGTGAGCAACGTTGCAGCAGTACACAACTGCACGCTTGCCACTGGCAAAACGCTTGTAATGCGCAACAGCGTCACCAACGATTGTAGGCTTATCCATAGCTGCGGCTAAGTCGCCTATGTTGTAATCACCAGCAAGCGTTTTGACGGCAGACAGGTCAGGCTTAACTGGCGTTGTGTATGCAACGTATTCAGACAGCCTGCCTTGCTCAATCAGCCACTTTGTTGACTTGGCCTCAATGATGATTTCAAACAAATCACCAAGGCTTTTCCCATCAAGCCGAACTGGAGTGCCAGTTAACCCTATGACGATAGCACCAGCAGACCGCGCCCAAGATATGACTGTTTGAAACATATTGCCTTTCGCAAGGTGCGCTTCATCAATAAACAAAATCTTTGGTGGCTTCAGTGAATCAAGCCGACTGTGAACTGTGCCGATTGTGCCAACCTGTATCGGTTGAGTTGTTCGCATCTTACCGCTTGTGATTAGCCCATGCTCTATCTTGGCAGACCAAAATGACTTGCTTGTTTGCCGCAACAGGTTTTTCCTGTGAACCAGAAACCATACGCTTGCGTTACCATCACGCGCACGAGCTTGCTGCGTAATGTGGGCAGCAACAACAGTTTTGCCAAATGCTGGAGAAGCAACGCCAAGCACTGACTTAATGCCAGACTTTAAAGCCTCTCTTAGCTTAGCAACAAACTCTTCTTGATCTTCGTAAAGTTGAAAGCTCATCACGCCTCCAGAGCTGCCGCAACAGCTTCAAGCGTTGCGATTGTTGGGTTTGCAGTTCCTGCTTTAATAGCAAGCAGCGTATTGTAAGCAACTCCTGTTTTTCTTGAGACTTCCATCAGGTTTGCAGTTTTGAGTTTTTCGCTGATTTCTTGATACGCTTTCGATATATTCATTTTATTGGCTCCATTGTGTTGACATTGCCAGTGTATACGCATTATATTGCATACGTCAACAACAACGGAGGAAGCATGAACATAATCACTTATGAAGAGTTAACGCCAGAGCTGGCGCGGTTAGGATGCCTTGTGACTGGTATGCCAAATGACGCTTATCACGCATATGAAGGCATCAGCAAATCTGGCCTTGACCTGATTGCTCGCAGTCCAGCGCACTACGCATACAGAGCGGCATCAGAGCCGTCACGCGCAATGGTTATCGGCAGCGCAACGCATGCAGCAATATTAGAGCCTGAGCAGTTCGATAAACAATACATGCTACTGCGTGACGTAACAGACCGCCGTAGCTCAGTTTACAAACAAGCTGCGGAGCAATTTGGAGCTGACAACGTATTGACCGGCACTGAAGCGGATTCAGTTATCGGTATGCGCGAATCAGTGCGACTGAACAGCACAGCAGTTGAACTGTTAGACGCCGAAGGCTACGTAGAGGTTGCAGCGTTTGCTACAGATCCAATCACCGGCGTTTTGGTCAAGTGCAAATTTGACAAGCTGCTGAAAGAACTGCGCTCAGTTGATTTAAAGACAACACAAGACCTGCGCGACTTTGCGAAGTCAGTAGCAAACTATCGTTACCACGTACAGCAAGCGTACTACTCCGATGTGTTTGCATGGGCGACTGGTTTGCAGCTAGAGTCTTTCGACTTTCTGGCGGTTGAGAAAGATGCCCCAAACGCAAGCAAGGTATTCAGGCTTGATACGCCGTCAATAGACTATGGCCGCAAGCTGTACCGGCAGGCGCTTGATTTGTACGCAGAGTGCTTAACACATAACGAATGGCCAATGCCGGCAGGTGATTTGGAATACATCACACTGCCATCATGGGCTGCAGATCCAGAACAATACGAAGGGGAATTTTAATGGCTAATTTCATGCAGACGCTTGAAGCAAAGTCAGACCAGCTTAACGCGACTGATATCATGGGGATTGATTTGGTTATCCGCATCCGTGATGCAGTTCTGACTGGAAGCAAAGAACAGCCACTGTCTATCTATTTCGATGGCGACAACAACCGGCCATGGAAACCAAGCAAAGGCATGCGCCGTGTGTTGGCTGCAGCGTGGGGGCCAGATACAGACAGCTTAATTGGTAAATCAGTTCAACTGCACTTTGACCCATCAGTTAAGTACGCAGGCAAGGAAGTTGGCGGAATCCGCATTAAGGCAATGTCTGACATCGACAAACGCGGCATTGTCGTCGTTGAAACTATCAACCGGCAGAATCGGATCCCTCTGCAGATTGCTTATCTGAGTACGGAGCGCCCAGCATATCCGGCAGACAAGTTTAATGCAGCGATGCAAACAATGGCTGGATACATGCAATCCGGCAAGATGACACTTCAGCAAGTGATTGCCAAGTGCCAGGAAACCGGCCAACTGTCACAAGAACAACTTGCGCAACTCGAAGCGGCGGCGCCAGTAGTAATCGAATCACATGAAGAAGAGCCGGAGCTGTAATAGCTCAGCAAAACAGAGGTAATAAATAATGGCAACAACAGTAACAGGAAAGCTAAACAAGGCTGCATCACAATTTCAGGCTGGCGATTCGACTGGCTTTGGCGTTCGTTTAGGCGTTAAGCATTACGACCGCGAAACAAAATCTGACGCATGGACAAATTACGAAGCAGTTGTATTTGCGAAAGCTCCGGCGCAAGTGAAGTTTTATCAAGAAACGCTAGTCGAAGGCGCGATTATTGAAGTGTCAGGCGACAAGACGAGAATCCGCCAATTCCAAGGCAATAACGGACTTAGCCTGTCGATTGAGATTCTGGACGCTAAACTTGGCGTAGTGTATGCGCCGCAGCAAGCACAACAAGCCGCACCAGCGCAACGTCAACAACCAACACAGCCAGCCAGACAAGCTCCGCCGCAGGGTTATCAGGGCGCTATGCCGCAGCAGAATCGCGGACCAATGGAGCCGCCGATTGATTTTGATGACGACATTCCATTCTAACAACAACCAGCGCCCTCGCGGCGCTACTCATCTGACCAGTGAAATAATTTAATTAACTAGCTTTACTTATTCAACCACGCTGATATATTTAAATCATGAACAGCGGCATGGTGCCGGTGAGTGAGGATAGAAAGATGCCAATGAAAAAAGATGAGCGCAAGCAAGAGTACGTCAGAATTATGAAATTAATGCTAGAAGGCGAGCACCAGAAAGCATTTGATGCGCTTGCAAGCATGTGTGGAACCGATACGGGCCTATTTTGGCTGGTTGATTATGATGCGGCAGTCAAAGCCCTGGCTGCAAAGAAATAGCAGGCTTCTCAGCCCGTACAATAACAACCCGCCGCCAGTCGGTTACTGGCAATTAACGGAGGAACAATGAAACAACTAGCATCATATTTTGGAGTATCGCTAAGCGCTGCTTACAAATGGAGCGCTGAAACAATACGGCGCAAGACTATCATCATGGAGTCAGGAGCTGAGCCACAAATCATCAAGCTGATTGGTGAGATTAGTCAGCTGTGTTACATCTTTGATTGTAAGCATGTTGAAGGTGATAAGTGGCTAAAACATGCTGACATTTCTTTCAGCAATGATTGGCTTAGCTTAAAAATAACTCAGCCGCATGGTCGCACAATATTCAGCTTGTCGCCAATCAACCTTAACTTATCAACCGCAGTCGCAGAGCTGCAGAAAGTTAAACAGACTTTAGAGTCATTTATTTACTAATAAGGGGAATGAAAATGAAATACAAATTTACAGGGAAAACAAAATTACACCTCGGGCACACACTGCATCAGATCGTATGCGTCACTGCGTTTGCACATATTTCCTCCGGCGAAATTGGCGGGTGGATTGAAAAAGAAGAAAATTTGAGCCAGTCCGACAGTGCTTGGGTGCACGGCAATGCTCGTGTGCAAGGCGATGCTCGTGTGTACGGCAATGCTCGTGTGCAAGGCGATGCTCGTGTGTACGGCGATGCTCATGTGTACGGCAATGCTCGTGTGCAAGGCGATGCTCGTGTGTACGGCGATGCTCATGTGCACGGCAATGCTCGTGTGTACGGCGATGCTCATGTGTACGGCAATGCTCGTGTGTACGGCAATGCTCATGTGCACGGCGATGCTCATGTGTACGGCGATGCTCATGTGTACGGCAATGCTCGTGTGTTAATTGGTCAGTACAAAGTAAAAGATGTTTGCTTATTGCAAGTTCAAGGCTCCAAGCATCCGGTGTTCAGCCCCGATTTTGTTCACATTAAAATTGGTTGCCAAAAGCGCACGCCGCGAGACTGGCAAGAAAATTTTGAATCGGTAGGTAGATTAAATGATTATTCTGATGAGCAGATTGTCGAATATAAGCTGTACATTGATTTGTTTTCTGCTGTTATTTCAGAGCATCAACAGAAGCAGGTATAGGCCGGTTGAGTTGTACGGCACTTTTAATGGAGTGCTACAAATGACAAACTTTATTGACTACCACAAACCAGACACACGGAAGGGCGAGCTAATGAAACAGGATAAACCTTTAATCGACTACGCAAACCACAAGCGCTGCGACGATGATTTACGGCTGGCTGATCGTTTAGCTACTGCATCAAAGTATATCGGAATTGGTTTGTTTTGCTTTGTCGCTTGGTTTGTGATTCTGGATTTAACTTTTAAAGCTTTGGAGATGATGTGATGAATCGAGTGATTAAGTTCGAATTTTTGTATCGAGGCATGCCGTACAGTTTTGAAAATCAGGAGCGCCCTTGGTTTAAAAAACACTACACACTAGGTCAGTTGATTGATAGCAAGTTACCTGAATTGTCTGACGTTCATGCATTTTCTGAGCTGGTGGCCAAGCGTCAATTCATTGGCCTTTGCGACAAAAACGGCGTTGAGATTTATGAGGGAGATATTTGTGTTTGGTACATCAATAATCTAGAAAGGCTTGGTGAAGTTTATTATCACGACCAGTCTTTTGAAATGCGCTCACCATCCCTTGGTTATATCGGATGGGATGCTAATCGCGGCGAGATAAAAGTCATCGGCAACGTCTACCAAAATCCGGAGCTACTAAAATGACCCCACTATCAGAAGCAAAATGCGAGCTGTCAAACTGCCGCAATCGTGACCAGCTTTATAACAAGCTCAGCAGCCTTTGCGAGCAGGCTGGTTATCAGTATGACTACAATCGCAGCATGGGCAGCAACGCACGATGTGCGGCGGAGTCGATGCGATATGGCGTGGCTGAGTTGATTAAGATGGCAGAGAAGATTGAGGAAAGATTATGATCACTTTCGGATTTGCAATTGCAGAGCACTTTATAGGCGCAAATTTTAGCGGATGGCTGTACGTGCTGCCCGTGCTCATGGACCTTGCGCTAATAGGTCGCGCATCAGTTGTTGCGGTGAAGAAATGACCATCCGCACAATCCTATCCGCAATCGCGCAGCTCCTGTTTTGGACTGCGTGTTTTGCGGCGGTGATATGGTCACTGACCAATGTTTATGTGTTTGTTGTCGTTGCGTTGTTAGTGTTTGTTTTCTGCATGGTTGGTATTTATGGAGAGGATGAGCAATGAAAGGTAAGGTGATGTTCTTTTGTGCGGCTCTTGCGGTATTACTTGCCTGTATTGGCGAGTTCGGGCTGTCTGCTTTGTATGGCTTCTTTTTTGGTTATTTGTGGGGGATGGATTAAATGAGCGATACAACATTCTGGTCGGATTTCATCCTGACATTATTTGCTGTAGCTTTATCGGTGCTTTATGCCATGAATTACCCTGGCGAAGCAAAAAAGAAGCCTAGAAAGGCGAAACGTGATTTTAAGCGGGAATGGGAGGAGATAGGATGAAAACACAATCAAAAATGACTCAGCTGATTCTGCAGCAGCCTGTGACGCTGACCAATAAGCAGGTGGCAGAGTTGTTGGGCACTACCGCTGATTGCGTCAGGCTGGCACGGTATCGTTACGGACTACCGGTGCCGAAGCGTGACAAAGGCTATGCCGAAAAGATTGCTGCAAAGTTTGGCTGTATCGATGCTAAAGCAGTTGCCGCTGAGATTGGCTGCAGCCCGATTTATGTGCGTCAGGTGTGGAGGCAAATTAGAAATGCTGCCAATTGAAACTCAAAATATGATTGCTAGCGCATACGCAAGCGGGATGCCACTAAAGGTCATATCAAGCAAGTATGGGTGTGAAGCATCAACGGCATGCTGCATAGCCAAGCGCAAGGGAGTTAAATTAAGAAAGCAAGGGGGAAGCGTCAGGCATAAAAGAATACTTGAGCTTCTGTCGTCAGGGATGCGCGCCATTGACGTTGCAAATGAAGTGGGCTGCGCATTGCAGACTGTGTACAACGCAAAGAAGAGAGCCGCTAATTAGCGGCTTTTCTGGCTGCGTTGTATTCTGCGTTGCAGTTAATCAGAGCTATTCGATTTCTGTCAGCTTCTGCTGCGTAGACTCCCGCCAATCGGTCAGACTCTTCAAGCATCCTTCCCAGCACAAGTCTGTCGGTTGCGGCGCTTGCGCTGATGCGGAGAGTGGAGGGATCACCATTTTCGGGCATGGCTTTAATTCTGTTGAGTTGCTCGCGCATCCTGCTAGCAGAAGCGTCGGCAGCAGCCAAAGCGGATTGGTGTTTATCTTGTAAATCTTTTGCAGTCTTGTAAGCATGCTCAAGCTCCACGGTTAGTCGTTTCTGTTTGTTTTGTACTTCTTCAATCGCTTTTTGGTTGGCCATGGCATCTTCTGCCATATGCGCAGACCATTTGGACTGCCACTGCCAATCAGCGACTTTGTAGCCGCCGAGCGACGCAACAACGATAGCGCCGGCCATTAGGTAGTATTTAATCATGCGTCGTCGTCCTTAAGGTTGGCTTTGTGCATGCCGTTGATGGATTGCCATATCTGCACGATTAAAGCCGCCGCAATCGCGCCATAAGCCATCGCAGCTTGAGTTGCATCTAAGCCCTTCAGATTATCAACAATGCGCCATAGAAGCGCCTGAGAGCTTACAACAAGGCATATTTGCACAATCCTCATCTGCCTAAGCGTGACATGCAAAGGTTGTGACCACATGAAGCCAAAAACAGCTTTAAATGCGTCCATCTCGCCACGCCTGCCAGTCGTTCAGGTATTTATCCGGCGTCGCTTTGCCGGTGCGATTCCAATAACTTTTGCAATACGCCGCCATTGCTTCAGGTGTTTTCGGCAGTGGGTTTTTATCCATTGCCAAATAATGCCGCGCAACCCAAATGCTGTACCGGTCATCCGATTCGAGATTGCTGACATCTTCAGTGATGCCGTATCTCTTAGCTCGTGCGCGAATACTGTCGGAATTATCCCAGACTGAGTTATGCGTAACCGGCTCGATTTGAAACAGCCCTAATGCCGGCCCGCCAATCTGCTTGCGATGCTTGCCACCAAGACTTTCGTGTGCCGCGATCATCGCTAACAACTCAACGCAATGGTCAGAGTGCAAGCCCCAATCAAGCAAGGCTTCTGTGCAAAAATGCTTGAATTCTGGATATTTCATTTTGATAGCCTGTGCCAATCAGCGACCGTTGCGCTGTAGCTGTTTATAAATCGCCTGGCGATCGCGTTAACGAACTCGCTGCAGTTAAAAGCATGCTTGCTGCCAAGCTCAATGCGCAGCAGGCGAAATATCCAAAGCGCGCCAACGGTTGCCGAGAAATCATACTGAACTTTTCCACTAACCATTCTTTCGCAGTCATCACGCCATAACTCGTTGTCTGTCCAAACCTCCTTCACCCGCCACGCTGAATAACGTTTTTTAAAGTCGTTGATGTCGGTCTTGATAACACCTTTACGCCGACCTAGCCTGCCTTTGTAGCGCATACCGACTGACTCGTACACCACGCCGTTTCCTTCGTCGTAAATCGCCACATGGGACCACGGGCTAATATCGAAGAACCGGATAAGCAGCCCGACCAATTTCGAGCTGCGGCCAAAGATTATTTTTATTCTAACCACGGTCAACATACCAAAGAGTCAGAATCGCGCCAGTAGAAAGCGGTTTTCTGGCTCTTATCTTCAGATTTCTGTCAACCTGAATAGCGTTAACGCCGACAGGTGTCTGCGCTGAGCTTCCACCTAAAATGTAAAGGTTGCTAATGCCAATAGGGTTTGATGCTGCAGTTTTCAAAACCACAACGCCATCTACTTCAATCTCCACGTCGAGCTGGTTGGATGTTGTTTCTAAACCAGAAAGCGTAGCAGCAAGTAAAACTCTACTGAGCCCAGCAGGGGTATCAAGGTTGCAAAGCTGTGTTAATGCGGCAGATATGCTTGTGGCTGATGATGTGAATGCAGCACTGTAAGTTGCCCCGCCACCGGCGATAAGTATTGTTGATTGTAGCGTTGTAAAATAATTGACACCAAGGCTGTTAATATCAAATGGACCGGACATTATTCTGCTCCTGTGATTTCTTTAAAGTGATCTTCGCTATCGAATACATAATAGTGTTGCTTCGGCTCACCCGCATAAACGCGAGATGGTGAATTTGGATAAACTTCGAAATCATCAGCGCCTAAAATTGGCTGCAGGCTGTTCACATGCCAGCCAGCCAAAGCGACTTCACCATCATACATGGTGCCAATAATATCAAATCCCATTCGTTGCGCTCCGCATTGATTCGACTACCTCGCCAAAGGTGCCGACAAAGATATAAACCCTGAAGTGGTATGAGCCGGACGGGTTTGCGTACCGGTAAACCGTGTTCCATTTTACCACTCTTTCCGGCGTGAATCTCCATCTACCATAACCGGCAGTCGGCCAGGCAGCTTGCGGCAGCTCCGGCGACCAAGCGCCCATTGCGTGCTGCCCGTCTGGCGTTGTGAAAATAACCGGCAGCGACTGCTCGCCAGGGCCATCTGATAACGCGCCAATCGACTGCGTGACCGGGTTGTAAGTCCAGAACACTGAGAAATTCTCAGGCATGTAACCAGTCAGCACTTCGAATGTCGCGGAGCTGTGCGATTCGCCCGCTGGTACGTTGAACTGCACTGAGTATTCGATTTTGTTTCCGGTCAACACAGTAACGCGCTTATTAAGCGTGTGCTGGCTGATATACGCGCCGTTAACCGGCCGCCAAAATGCCATCTGCGAATACGTTGCCAGCGTGTCAGCGATGCGCCACGATGCGATTAGCCTGCTAGTTGATGGTGATGGATTCACTCCATCAAGCTCTGAGCCAGCTTCAGTCGGGTTGAATGCTTCGCCAAGCCCACTAAATGAACTGGCACTCTGCAACTGCCTGCCGTGGTCGTAGTCGTCAATATACTCTACGCCACGAAGTGTTACGCTGCACACCGCGCCGGCGTCGTGCGTGCAGGTTTTAACGGCTAACTGCCCGTTGCTGATAGTGATGGCCGACTGTGGCGCAGCTGCCACACAAAGCGGTATGATTAACGCAATTATTTTAATCATGCTGTCAACGCCTGTGCTTCTGCTGCGGTTAAAGCTCTCGGAATGTACGTGCAGCGTTTTACGGTCTTGCTGTGTATACCTACAGCACCGGAAATACGGAAGCCGCCCGCAATATACAAGTGAGACACAAAAGCGCTAATGTCTACGGCTGATGGGTTTGTTACTTCAGATACAACACCATTCACGGCAACCATTATTTTCAGAGCTATATTATCAAACGACACAAGCGCTTTCATCGGCTGCAAAGAATCGGCTACAGTGATGCTTGCATTGCTAACTGATGAGGCGCTGCGTATCCATGCCTGGATAGAATTGTTTTCAATAGTTAAGGCGAATCCTCGCTCGTTTGATTGAGTTGCAGCGTTTAGGCTGACGATAGTGGTATTCCCGACTTTGCTATAGCTCGTTAAATCGAACTCAACAAAAATACTGCCCGCATTGGCATTTGTCGTCGTCAGCGCCCGACTAATAACATCGGCTGACCTAGTAACTTGACTTCCTTCGCTTCCACGGATGATCGATGTAGCAAACGAACCTAACTCCAACTGCAAATCAACAACAGATCCAGAAGGAGTCATTGTCAATGTTCCGGCAGATGGCGTAAACGTCAGCGTTACCCGCGCCGACGTACCTGTTCCTGAGAGCGTAGCAGAATGAACTCCACTCAAAACAACGCTGCCAGTGCCGTAAAAGCTGATTGTGTGCGCAGCAGCTGTTACTGTCGCATTCTGCGGGGAAACAGGCAGTGCGCTTGCGGTGTTCAATCGAGTGCGCTGCTCTTCAACAAGCAACCCAAGACAAGCTCCAGTTAACGGACTGTATTCAATGCGCGATACATTAGCCAGCGCAACGGCGATGCCGGTCGGGCTGTTATATGTTGCTTGAGAGCCACGAACAGAAGCAACCACTCTGCGCAGCTGTTTTGGTTCTAGTCCATTGCTTTCATAAACCCTTAAATTGTTGTTGGAAAAATCAAGGTCAAGAGTTGCCTTTGTCATTATGTTATCGATAAATCTTCGGTATGAATCACCAGAAGCAACAACCCATGACGCGCTAATTCCAGGTTCTGCAGCTGCAACGTTTGCCAGATTAGACAGCAAGACCCAAGTAAGCCCGTTATGATATACGGATGCTGGGATGGCAAGAGCGCCTAAAAGGCTAGACCAAGCCCCTTTAAAATTTGCGGTGCCAGCAGCAAGGTCCTTGTATGATAAAGCAAGTTGGGCTGAAGCATCTGCAGCAGTTGCACTTGCAGCCGCGCTAGCTTCAGAAGCATCTGCAGCGGCGACATCTGCATCGATAGCGGCGCCGACAGAGTCAACGTAAGCGCCGAATGTGTTTATCTCTGCTCTAAATGCTGGCAAGGCACCTAGAAAAGCATCGCCCTTAGTGGCAAACTCTGCAGGCGGCTGCGTGCGTTGCGGGACGGCTGGTAGTGCTGTAATCGGAGGATAAGCCATTAAATCAAGCCCTCAATTTGTAGTGTTGCCGAGCATATAACCGGCCCATCGATTGTGTTAATGTAATTTCTGTAATAACCGTAAACAATCGTATCATCATCAGATGAATCAGTGCCAACCCATACGCATGGCGTGGTTGCAAGACCTGAAAGATTGCGTAACACGTAACCAATTCTACCCTTATCTATGCGAATGTCAAAATCCACCAACTTAGCAGTGCGCCGAGGGGCAATGATAAAGTTTCCAAATTCGTCACGCTCTTTACGTGAGAAGTCTAGAAGTTGCAGTGATGTGCCATAACACGCCACACCAAGCACAAGTTGCGGCCCCATTACCATTGTGCCAACTGAAACTGATGAATCTCCATCAAAAGTTACGGTTGTAGTCGCTGCAGAGTATGAAGGCAAATCAAGCACAATAAATTCTGAGCGTATGACGATAGGCGCAAAAAAGTATTGATACCAATCAACAACCTGTGAATTGTCTTGTAGGTTTACTGTTTCGTTGTAAACCTCGCCATCAACTGGATCATCCATGACAATAGTTACTTCAGACACGCCCGCCATATTGAACGCTGCGACAGATGTTGCAATTCTGCCAGGTGTCACTTCAACAACCAGTGGCGCGGCTGACTCCGTTGATACTGTGCCGACAACTTGGTCAAACATACGATAGCGGTTGGTGTAGCTAACCTCAATCCACGTTGGAACAGCTTTAGCTGCCCCGATATCAGGCTGGTCCGTGGTGGATGGCGTTGCGACAACCTCATAAATCTTATGTGTCGATGTCATGATGCGCCGGTCACCGGTGTTGTACGTGCCGGCAGTCCAAAGCACTTCTCCTGCAGCGGAGTCAGGCTCAGGGATTGTACTGCTAGTTAATGCTGAGCCAATCAAGTTAACCGGCTGAATTACTCTCATGCGATTGTCCTTGTATCTAATCCGTCAAGTTCGAATCTTTGCAGTGTATCAGCTGTTTTTGCTGTGTGCTTGGCGTTTGACTCGCTGGCGTGCAGTATGTTTTTCAGTAAATCTACCATCTCGCGTGTTACCGGCTCGTTGTCAGCGGCCACTCTATCAGGCTGGGTAGGTGGCACCCAAACGCGATCAAGTGGCTTATTAATTTCGACAATCTGCTGGCCAACCTGCAGAATTGCCGACTCAACGCGATTGATTGCATCAATCTGAGCGGTGCCAGTCTCAACTTGCAGTGACTGCGCTTTTTCAAGAGATGCGTAAAACTCACTAAGCGCCTCGCTCATGGTCAGCATTCTGTCATCAATACCTAACAGTGCATTCAGTTGCTTCTGCGCTTCTGACAGCTGCTTGTCGATTTCGGCGACTTGTTCATCATGCAGCTTTTGCGCTTGCTCTGCGGCTTGGTCAAGTTTGAGCAGCTGAGTTTCGTAATATTCCGATGCCTCTTTTGTCTGCAGCTCTAGCCATTGCAATTGTGATTTGGCGCCGGCAAGTTGACCGCCAACGATACCGCCGATTCCTGCAGCTTGGTTTCGTGCAACAGCCATGGCGCGTTGTTGGTCGAATGCAGAGCCAAAGCTGCCACCACCAGAATTAATCGCGCCGAGCACAGATTGAAGCTCTGACTGGTCAGGCAGCAATCCGGCTTTTGCCTCGTTGAAAATCTGAGTTAAACGCCGGAATGGGTCCTCGGCTGCACCAGTAGAACCAAGGAAGCCATTGATAACGCTATTCAAGCCTTCGAGCTTGCTGATGTATTGATCAACAGCCTGAGATTGCCGCTCATAACCTGCAATGACAGAATCACGCTGAGACTCTAACGCCTCGCGCTCTTTATCGATGGCAGACAGTTTTAAATCAAGCTCAGTTGCTAACCGGTCTTTTTCTGCTTGTGCAGAGTCTTGCAGTTTGCCGAAAGCGTTTTGCGCTGCGTCCATTGCAGCAGCAGCCGCATCCCGAGCAGAGTTTGCAGCCGCATCTTGTGCTGCCGCCAATTCGCGCTGAGCTGTTGCTGCGTCCTCTGCTGCGTAAATAGACAACAGCATTGCCCGCAACGTTTCGTCAGTAGCCTCAAGCTCCATCTGCCGGCGTAATGCCAACGCCTCAGCAGACTGCCCAAGCGCATCATATAGGCGCAGTTGCAAATCTAAACCTTGCTGTTTCAGTGCCGCGGCTTTTGCCTCTGCTTCTTTCTGCGCTGCTTCTGCTGCAGCTTCAGATGCTGACCTCTGTGCTTCTAACGCTGCCAAGTATTGATCCATGCCTGGCACTAACTGCATCAGTGCAGCAAACTGCGCCTGACCTGCAGCGGTAGTTAAATCAATGGCGTCAACCAGAGCGCGGAAACCTTCGCGTGTCGTCGGCATGGTTGTATTGATTGCTGCGAATTGCTCTGCCAGCTGTTGCTGTAGCATTAATTGCCGCTCAGTCTCTGAGTAGAAAGACTGATAATACTGCGTTGACAGCGCGGATAATTGGTCAATGCCACCAGCCAGATTAACGATGTTAGTCGCCGCTTCTGCAGCCGCTTTGCCGGTTAAGCCGTAGTTAATCCCGAGCGATTTGGTGATTGACTCAACCGCAGCCATATTGCCGGCAACACGGTTTAACGTATCAAGCAGTGTTTCGCCTTCAGCTTGCAATCCGCCAAGCATATCGCCAAAGACAGCCGAAACCATGCTTGATGTCGTGCCGGCAACCCACTCTTGAATGGCAGCATCAATCTCTGTTTGGCTCTTGTCTTTTACTGACAGATTGAAAGATGCCGTGAAGTTTTTCAGCACTTCATCAGCGCCGGTAATGCCGATGCTTTTCGCGGCAGATGCCAATGCGTCTTGAATATCATCAAAAGCCGCATCGATGCTTGATGTGTCGAATGCTTCAGTGCTTGTTCTGCGCTTAGTGCCGCCAAATAGTGCGCGTTTTTTGCTCTCCTGTGTAGTGATAGAGCCAGATACGTCGCCACCACCTAAAGCCAGCGACAGGTCTTGCGCGGTAGTCTTGTAAGATGTGCCAAACAGCCCGCCGCCAGAAATCTTGTTAACAACGCCAGCAATTGCAGCGCCTGCAGCAATGATTGGCAATGCAGCGCCGATACCAGTCATGATTTCGCCGGCAGCAAACAGATTGCCGGTTAACCCAAAAGCCGTACCGACCTGACCGGAACCAAGCAAAGCAGCTGAGCCGGTGAAGCCTGAACCTAAAGCGCCAAGACCGCCGGCAATCCCGCCCAAGCTACCAAGTGAGCTCAGCCCGCCGGCGCCAGTTGCAGCGCTTGCTCCGCCAGGCAACATGCCGCCCATGCCAAGACTAACCATAATCGGCTTAGTCAAAGCCATGTGCGCCATTTCAGCCAGCAGCCGTTTGAAGGCGTTTTTCATGCCGTCAACGACAGATTCAAAGCCGTCAAAAGCATTCAACCATGCATCAGCAAATGCTGCCTCGATGCGCTCTGCTGCTTTTTCGCTGACTGTGGCAACAGTCTCCATGCCCTTGCTTGTTTTTTCTTCCCACTCGAGCGACGCTTCAATTTCTTCTTCAAGTCTGGCGATGCGAGTTTTGTCGATTTCTTCGAGCATTTCCAAACCTTCGAAATGCTCATCCATCGCAGCTGTCATATCGTCGAATGCTTTTTTGCCAATCTTGCCGACTGATTCAGCCGTCTTGCCGTATTTCTCTAACCGGTCAATGCCGAAATCAAGCGACTTAGCCTGACCATCATAAGCAGCCCGCACCTTATCAGCGCCGTCTAGCTGGGCTTTAAATGTATCGATTGATGCTTGGCGCTCATCCATAATTTTTTGGATCATCGCAGCGCGGGCATCGTTTGTCTTAGCAAAGTCAGCAGTTGGATCGTAAACCGCTGTGAGCGGATTGATTGCGTTAGCCGCCATCTTGCCGTAGATGATTAAGCGGTCAACGTAGGCAGCAACCTCAACAGTTGCCAGCTGCAAAAATGCCTTGATGTTTTCCGGCAGACTGACAAATGCGTCAACGATCAACTCAGCGCTCTTTGCCATGTCGATATACCAAAACTTGCCAGCATTGGTGAACAGCTTTCCGACTTCTTCAAGGATGGCTTCGATGGCAAATCCAAACCCAGAAAATTTACTGATTGCGGCATCGACGTATGCGCCAATCTGACCTGAGCCAATAGCGGCTGACAGGCTGCTGATTGCATCTGTTGCGGCTCTTACTGACGCCTCAATAACTCCGCCTGTGCCGGCAGCGCTGACGGTTCGGAATAAGCCATCCCAAGAATCTTCAAGGTTGCTGATTGCGCCGTCTAGCGTATTCATCCGGTTAGCCATTGCGCCGGCGAATTCGTTATTGCCAAGGCCCATCAAATAGCCTTCAATTTCATCAGCTGACTTTCTGACGGTGGTTGTCATGCCTCGGAATGTGAAAGAAACACGATCGCCTTCTGATGATGCCTTGATGCCGAACTCTTTCAGGCGCTCAAACTCGCCAACAGTCGCATCTGCAACAGCTTCCACCATCTGAGACAAGTCTTTGCCCATCGCCGCGGCAGTGTTGCCGTATGATGTCAGTGCCTTTTCAGATGGAGTTAAGCCAAGGTTTACAAGCTGAGTAAATGCTTTGGTTGCTTGTGCCAGGCTATAAGGTGTCGTGGTGGCGAAATCTTCGATGGCTTTAAATGCGACTGCCGCTTCTTTAGCGCTGCCTGTGGCTGTGATTAATCCGGCGTTTAACACGTCAAACTCTCGCGTGACCGATACCAGCTTGCTTAGTGCCGCAGTGGTCGATACTAAACCGCCAATCGCAGCAGCAACACCGGCAAAGCCTTTTGACACGCTTGCCATTGATGAAGATACAGCGCGGTCAGTTTTCGCGCCTTGCTTGGCCAGGTCATCAAGCCCGCGCTCAGCTTTGAGTAATCCGCTTGTGTCTGCAACGAAACCCAGCCTTGCTAAATCCGCCATGCTATAACTCCAAAAACTTTTGTTCAGTATAACCGCGTAACGCGTTACTTGCCATAGCGTGGAAAGCAGACTATATTCGATTTACTGATTGCACATCAGTTGAGCCAGATTAACTGTGATCCTCCTTATCCGATGTTGTGTCTGGAATTACTCTTTAATGTGCCCGCAAATTCTGTGTCATCTCAATAAAAAAGCCCCTAACTAGGGGCTTTCTCTTTTGCTGAACCTCGCAATCTTTGCTTAATCAGCCTCGTTTCTTCTTTGCGGTGCTGCTGAATCAAATCCTCATCATCAGTTTCATACGGTGGCGGCATATTCGCATCAGATGCGCGGTGATGCATGCTGACGTAAGCGCGAGACAAGCTCATCAATACATCAGCCTCCCACCAATCAATTTCCTCGCCTGAAAGCTCTTTGAAAGCCTTTATTTCCTGCCAAGATATTGACGTTATGCCACCGGCGCCTTGAGAAACCATTCCGCACCGGTTGAGCATCTCAAGTAGATAATCACCTTGATCAACTGGTGGCAATATCCGGTGAATGTGATGCTCATGGAATTGGTCGAGCCGACTTAATCTTTCTTTGTTTGATTCGCTATCTGGCACGGCGTGGAGCCATGCCAGATGTTGAACGTAAAGAATTAGGTCGGCTTTTATGCCTTAAAAAGTTCAGACCGGTCAGAGCATGCGGCGTCAACCTGCTCTTTAATCCATGGGTATTTCAGATACAGCGACTGAGCTGCGGCGACAGAGAATGGCAGAGCTTTGCCATCCTCTTGGATGCCTGACCATGACAGCGTGCACTTAGCCAGAAGTTCAGCACCGCGCTTTTCCATTTCTTCCAAGTCAACATCGTCTTTCTTGGTTTTCTTCAGCATGTTTTGTTTCACGCGAGCGCGGATTTCAGCTTTGAATACTTTAGAGTCTGAGCCAGCAACGACGATTGCCATAGGCTCATCTTTATCGTTAACCAGCGTTTCGCCGGTGGCAGGGTGCTTTAATTCAACGGTTACGCCTTTTTCAGCAAGCGAAACCACATCAAGATTGGACAAATCCATAATAACCTCATCAAGTTAGCATCCAGTGAATTAGTGGCAGGCGGTTGGATGAGTCCCGCTTTTCAGGCACGTTACCCTAGCCGGTTACAGTGTAACAAATAAAAACGGGGCAATGAAGCCCCGTAATTAGTAACGCGCAACCATTAAGCATTAGACAGCAATACGGCCTTAATGCCTGAACCGCCTGTTACGGTAACAGTGCCTTGCAAAAACGCACTGATTGAATCCAGCGGAATTGCAGCGCGAGCACCAGCGCCGATTGATGGCACGGTGTAACCAGACGCAACGCTAACCAAGCCAACACCTGGCACAGATACGTTAGTGCCGGCAGCGCCATCAATCAGTGGAGTTAATGCGCCAGCAGTCACGTTATCCAATACCAGAACCTGACCAGCGCCAGCTTTGTAGACCAGCGTGTCAGAGCTTGATAATGTGGTCACGGTCAATGCCCGCGAGCCCGGGCCGGTCATTAGTGTTTCAGCAATGACAGCCATGCTACACCTCCACGATCACGGAGTTGATTTCAATCTGCACAGTAGAGCTAACCATGCTGTTTGCAGAGCCTGGCGCTTTCGTGTAAGAGAAAATCTTGCCGGTGAAATAGTCGATGCTGCCATCTTGGTAGGTAACACGGAAACTGTGTTCAGTGTTTTTGTTGATGCCTGTAACACCCAAGGACAAAACAGCCTGACCAGCATCATCTGCATCACGCGCCAATGAAACTGACATAGAGCCGTTGTTGATGAAGCCTTTGTATTTTTCAGTGATACCGGTTGCTAATGGCTGGTGAGTAACAACCTCAGCAGATGCGCCATATTCTGGCAGGTCGGTTACTTCGCCAACGTTTACGAAAGTTAAAGCACCAAAACCAGCAGCATCAACTGTGGCAGGCTGAGCGGCGACTACTGCAAGCAGGGTGCCGGTGGAAGTCAATACTGACATAATAAAACCCTCAAATTAGTGATTGATCAATCATCCGATTACAGTATAAACGGTTACGTGTAACTATGCTACTGGACCACGGTCCAGCGGATTGACAGGGAATATATAAAATGCTCGCCGTCAGTTCTGCCGCTAGAAAGTTGCGTGCCTTCAAGATTTATTTTCAAGCTGCCGACTATGATTGCCGGAGCTTGGCGCTGAAAGCCTGCTTTTACCTTCTCGACAATATCAAGCGCTGCCGGCCTGCCTTGATTCTTCGGTACGCACACATCAACCTGATAAATGCCATCTTGACGGCGCGGGCCGTCGGCAGATAAACCAAGCTCGAAAGTGTCGCCAAACAAAACAAATTCGCGCAGATAGCTCAATGTCGGCTGCATTGTCGCTGTGACGTTTTCAGTGATGATAGTTGGCAGATTGGCGATATTGCCAAGGCGAATGCGCAGCTGCTCAGCGATTATCTTTTCGTTCATTTCGCCTTCCTGATTTCATCTTCGACGATAGACTGCCAGCTTGCCACTGATAAACGCACCATGCCGCTAGGGGCTTGCTGTGACCAGCCATATTCTAATCGCTCTGCGTATGGTAGCGAGTTGGTGAAATAGAAATATTGACCGGTGTCGAGTAAATCCAGTTTAGCTTTTAACCTGCCAACAACAGCGCCGCGACCTTCCCCAAGCTCTGTTTTTGCAAAGCTGTTTGTAGTTGAAACATCAGGCGCGCCATAAGCTGACATCCAGTTGTTTTTGAATCTACCGCTATCAACTGGGGACTTAGCAACGATAGAGCCACCAATTCGCATAAGTGAGTTTTGCGCAACTTTCACCATCTTGGCTTTGTTGCGTTGCGCTATTTTCTGGAGGTCGGCTGTTAGGCTCATTTAGCGCCTCATCTGCAAAGACCAAAGCACAATGGTATTGCCGTCAGGCTGCAATTTATTCGCCTGAACAACTCGCCATAACTCGCCGCCGAGCGTGGTAGTCATTCCGATTAATGGAGTCTGTCGAGTTGACAGCAGTAATTTGCAGTCACCCATCTGAATCACTGAGCCGTCAATCTCTGCAGCTTTGTAATTCAGTTTAACGCCGGTTCCGGTAATTGATGCACCTGCAGATGGCGTAATCGGTGCTCCGGTGACTGGATCAAACGCTGGGCCTGATTGCGTTGACAGCGTGACAGCCGCGCCAAACTCTGCAATTAGCGAATCAGCGACAGCTCGGGCTGAAATATAATCAAAACTCATACGCGCACCAAGCCGGCACCGCCAACAACAAACGGACGCAGCAGCATGTCTAATTCTGGCGTTTTGCGCTTGAAAGTGGATTGACTGCCATCGGCGTATTCAACCTCTTTCTCTAACACATCTACTTTCGTCATGATGCGCTTAACTGCACCAGCCGATACAGATGCGAGGTCAAGAGTTAATAAGCCACCCTGCTGCATCTCAACGGCTTTTAGTGCAGCCTTCTTGATTGCAGCAATGGTCACTTGGTCGGTTGGCAACTTCATTTCCTGAGTGTCGGAAACCGGCTGACCTTTGAAGTTGTAGTAGGTGTCGATGAAATCAGCAGACTTGATTAAATCCGCATCCAAATTTGTTAGGTCAGCATTAATGCCCCGAGCGCTGGCGTATGCTTCGTAATCGGCAGATGTAACGTATGAATCAGTTCCCAAGGTCGGCATTTTTCTCTTGCTCCACTAATTCAAGTTTGCGTTGAGCTAATTTATATTCAGCCCGCTTAGCGAGAAAGTACATGATGGCGACGGGGATAGAGCAGAAACTTGCGATTGTTGACATGTCCCACGTATTCGGGTCAAAGATGCGGCTAAACGCGCCGCCAACAGTCCCAAGCCATAACAAAATAATCGTGGTAGTACTGCCGATATACTCAAACGCTCGATGCAAAACACCTTGATTATTTTCCATCAATGTCTGGCCGATTTGGTGGAATATGTCGTTGTTCATCTAACTCTCTCTGCTTTCTTTTCGTTACGCGCAACAGGTAAAAGCAGTATACGATAAGACCAAGAGAAAATAAAATCCTGAGCGCGTCTACGCAGTTGCTTGGCAAAAAGTCCAACATCCTGATTGCCTCCGCTGCTCAGAAATTGCCAAATGATCCAACAATCAATTCCATGGATAAGCCAAGGATAACACAGATAAAACGTTGTCTCGTACCGAAAAAAAGTATAGTCAATTAACGCAAGGAAGTTTACAGCAGACAACAGTAAAAAACCTTGATGGACTTTATACGGAAACTTGATATTTAATAGCGCCGGCAGACAGTAAAGGATAATCAGCCAGAATGACAGCTGTACTCCGGTCTCCGTTGATTCATAAACGCCAACATCAGCCAACCAAATCAAAGCCGCCACTAGGCACCGCCAGTTAACGAAAAAAGCCGCAACAAGTGCGGCAATCTTTAAATGGTCAATATCCATTATTTCTTAACCGGCTTTCCACCGGTTTTGCCTTTCGGTTTCTGTTTGCTGTTTGACATTTTAAATCCTACACGGTTGATGTTAAGAATGAGCCGGTAATTGTGATTCGGCTGGTGTTTGTAATTGCGGCGTCAGTTAGTGCTGCGTTTGTCTCTGGGTTTCTCAGTGCGATACTAACAGTGTTGTTCGCTAACACCCCAACAGCTGGCAAAGTTCCGGACTGCGTCTCAATCAATGCCTGGAATACCAGTTTATAATCTGCGTATTCGTTTAGGTTTGCAACCTGTAAATCCACAGTCAGCGCTCCGGTCAGTGAGCCTTTTGATGTCAGGTTGATGTTAATGTTGAAAAACGCCATTGAGCCGACACGCTTAAACATCGCCCTGCGGTTGCCGTAAGTTATTCCGGTAGATGCGCCGCCAATCTTTAAATCAGGCGTCCATTGAGTGAATGAATCTGTGATATACAGGTTTTCCGGCATTGTCGCGCTAGAGCCTGTTACCCCTGTAATCGTGGCGTTCCGCAAAACCGCAGTTGTTGATGTCTGAACAAAGTTTGTTACAGCATCAGCGGTGCCTGAATCATTCCTAACCTTTGGGCTGGATACAAGAACTCTTGCCCTGTCAGTGTAGATTGGGATGATCGACTGCGATGTCGGTTTATCGTCGCCGGCAGATGATAAAAACAGATAAGGATTAATCACCTGAGTATCTACTGCGTTTGTATCAATTAGCATCCCATAGCCACCGTTTGCAAGGCTGCTGGCTGAACCCCACGCAAGTCTTGAGGGGCTGTCGATAGTAACGCCATTAAAGATGTTGTTTTGCCCTTTGACATGGTAACAAATACGCATGCGGCAGTGACCGATGTAATATGTTCCCCAAGAGTGCATCATTGAGAATCTATTGCCGCTGCCGATTACATCAACGCCAACTGCATTGCGGCTAGATGCGACATTCACAAAACTGCAGTCGCTGGCCAAAACTTGAAAGCCTACAGAAGTATCTGGAGCCGCAGTTTTTGGTGGAATCGGGCCTGAAATATTTATGTTGGTGCCGTAAAGCTCGTAACCGTCCGGCCCAACCTTGACGCCAATGTTTGAGTTGTTTTCAACACTAATCGAGTCAGCCGGCACGCGCTGGAAATTAACAAAGCTAATCCCAATCGCAGCCATTGAGTTTGCGTCAACTGTAAGTCGTGACACACCAAAATCAGATGTGTTTGGCACTGATTCTGTGCCAAAGCCCACAACATACGCGCCAGAAAATCCAGTTGCTGCCACAATCTTGAGGTTAAAGCAGCCGGCTTTTCCGGTAAATGTTACAGGGGCTTTTACCGGATACCAAAGTTTTGAGTTGCCAGTTACCGCAGCGCCGACAGAATCAGCGTATGCAATGGCGGCGGCTATTGCTGCTGAATTGTCATAGTTGAATGTTGGATCTGAATCACCAACAGCACCAAACTCATCAAGCAACACAAATGTCTGCAGCGCATTTACCGTGTCTGCTACATCTTGGCCGGTTGAGCCTGCCGCGTCGTTTACATCAACGCCAGCAACTAATGTTTTTACAGTCATATCATTAACCCCACAATCTCGAGTTAACCGTTAACTTGCCGGATGCAATTAAACGCCCAGCCTGAATAAATAATGGCTCAGAGTTTGGCACTGAAGTGTGCGTGACGATGTATGCTTTGCATCCAGCGCAACCTGTGAGCGTTACAGAGCCTTTAAGCCACTCTCTGATGGAATGCAGCGGAATAGCCACTGAAGCGCCGGTAGATACTGCAGAGAACGTTAAGCCGCCAGATAAATCAGCGTAGCCGTAACCACGAATGAAGAAATTAGCCGGTGCAGTTGAGCCTGTGACTTTTGGCGTCTTTGCTGAGCCTGTGCCGTTTTCAATTACTAGGAATTGATTGCCGTCAGGCTGAAAGATAAAGCTATCAGCGCCTGTCAGCGTAGTGACAGATAAGTCAACCGCGCCTTTAACATTGATGCTGGTTTGCGTGATTAAAGCCATCAGCATTCCTCCGTGACAATTGTGCCGTGCCTGCAAATTGTACGACCACCAGGGCTTGTTGTGGCGACAAACTCAATTTCAACAGTGCCTAGCGAGTTGGCAGTAAACATGAAAAACACGCTAGCGCCTGAAATCGTGATGGCGCCAACCGTAATCACCGCTGACGATGCCGTTACAGTGCAAGACGCGATTGATTCAGTACCAAGCCAATCTGGATCAAACTGCGCCTCATACCTGTCAATCTTGCCAACTTGCGCATTGCGGGGAAATCGCATGTTACGCCCCTTTTGTGATAGTCACAGAGGTGATTTGTGATGTGCCGCCGGCAACGTAGCTTAGCGAGCTGACAATAACCTGCGCGCCGCTTGTGCCGACAGTTAGCTGCTCAACATAAGAGCCTGATACGATGCGGGCAAATGTCGCAGTTTGCGTGCCTGAGCCGCCAATCGTGACATCTGCGATGGCGTTGGCTGACATGCTGCCAGATGTTGCAGATGCAAAGCCGGCTAACGTGTGCGCAGCTAACGCTGTATTACCTGACAAAGCTGTATCAGCATTCGCCGGAGCTGCCCCGCTGTAAATTGTCAATGTGCCTGTGCCGATAGCCGCGCCGTAGTCGTTCAGTATTTTGTTTCGTAAAGCAACGTTTGCTGACATGTTAAACCCTCAAAATTTGATTGTGCGCGAGCCTTCTACAAATCGGATCGTGCGCGATAATTCCACAAAACTAATTGTACGTGATTTTTCAGTAAATGTAATTGATGCGCCATCTTGTGGAGCCGCTTCTGACGGTTGAGTTGCAAAGACTGAAAAGCCAAAGCTGCCCATATCAAACGCTGCCGTGGCAGTGATTGGCGGATTGATGACTGAAGCCGATGCAGCAAAGTCAAATGAGCCAAGGTCAAATGCGACAGATGCCGACTCGTTATTGCTGGCAATGCTTGCGACTACTGCAAAGCCAAAATCACCTAAATCAAAAACAGCGCCGGCAGAAACTACCGGAATAGATGAGCTGGCATCTACTGCAAATCCAAAGTCACCGATTGAAAAGTTAACCGTTGCGCCGCCTGATGGTGCCAGGTTATCAGCAACAACATCGAATCCAAAATCACCGATTGAATATGCAATGTCAGCGCTAACCAATGGCACTGAGTTAGACGCAGAAACATCGAAGCCGAATGCGCCTATGTCGTAATTTACAGACGCGGTAAATGCAGGCGCTGTTACGTTAGCTGATGCTGCAAATCCGAAATCGCCAAGGTCGTAGCTGATGGTTGATGTGACTGCAGATGTGAATCCAATCCAGTTATCCGCATCTGTTGCGCCGAAACCGTCGAGCGTGCCGTTATTCGTGCCGCTAACTGTTGGAAGAGTTAACCCCGTGCCGCCGGATAAATCAGCTTGCCACTCTTGAGCATTCGTCAATCCAGTGACAGCGATTATTTCCATGTCGCCGACAAGATAGACAGCGTTACTGCTGCTTGATCGGCCCATCTGGTTTAATGCGTTAGTGCCGCCAACCCAACTCGTGCTTGTTGAAAAAGTGCCGCTTTCGCCTGTTGGAGATCCAGTCAGGTTGTTGAAAATATCCCACGCGCCGGCTGATGTATGCGTCAGCGTATAATCGAACTGCACACCACTTGTTATTAACGCAGATGTTGACCCATACCTGTTTGTTCCTGACACGTATATGCGCAATTGGCCAGATGCGTTGACAACAGGGCCATTAGATGTAGTTGTTTGAGATGTGCCAAAAAATCCAGATAGGCCGCTCGCAGGCACAGTGATGCCATTTGGCCCAGATCTGACGCGAAAACTGTATAAGCCAGTACCGGCGTTGCCAGTAATAGCTGTTGGTATCGTTACGCGC